CGGTGAACACTGAACCTTTCCGATGGGTCGAGATGGAGGTCCTTTCGTCTGAGCTTCACGCGTTGGCGAAGGCCGCAGCGGTCGAAATTTCGGGGATGACCGACGGGTTGCCGTGGCAGCGGTTCCGCAACCGTCACGAACACAAAGACGCGATCACGTTCGAGCAAGCGCGCGACGCCCGCTGCGCTGCCGTGTGGGCGTGGAGGCAGTGGTTCGCGGCGGATGAAACCGCTGAGCTGCTGTCCTATTTGTTCGACATCCCCGGGCTGAAGTTCGACGGGCTCGGCGGTGGGGTGCATCGAATCCCGGCACCAGGCGGGCACCTTGACGTTCATGTTGATTTCAATCAGGACCGGCAGGGCCGGTGGCGGCGCGTGAACGTGCTGTTGTTTCTGAATGAGCGGTGGAACGACCCGGGCGGGGAGCTCGAGTTGTGGTCGGTGACAGACGACGACGCACAACCGGTCGTGTGCTTCACCCCTGAACTGGGGACCATGATTGCGTTTGAGTGTTCGGAACGTTCTTGGCATGGGCACCCGGTGCCGTTGCAGAACCGCACACCTCGGAAATCGTTGGCCGCGTACTACTTCACTGACGATCCGCCGGTCGACGCGAGGCCGCCGCACTCCACAAGGTTTTTGACATGAAGTCAGGTCCGCAACGTCGCGCCACGATGCGACTCGTTCGCACATTGAAGGACGCCGGCCGCCTCGAGGATGTCGACCATGCCGAGGTTGAAGCGGCGAAAGGGTTGGCTCAGTCGGTGGACGAGAACCCGGCGAACGCGTCTTTGTGGAAAGAGTACCGGGCTCAGATTCAACGGTTGAGGGAGTTGCATGGCGATCACGACGACACCCTCGACAATCTCATCGCCAGTTTGTCGACCCCGGTGGGCGACTCGTCGACGGGCTGAGCGTGACACGTTGGGCGGGCTGATCGGCAAGGTCGCCGAACAGTTGGGGCAGCCGTTGATGCCGTGGCAACAGTTGGTTGCCGATGTTGGTGGCGAGGTCGACGCATCGGGGAAGCCGTTCTACCGGGAAGTGATCGTGACTGTGCCTCGCCAGTCGGGCAAGACGACGTTGACGTTGTCGTGGGAGTTGCAGCGGGCGCTCGGTTGGGGTGGCCCGCAGAAGATCGCCTATACGGCGCAAACGGGGTGGGACGCTCATCGGAAACTGTTGGACGACCAGGTCCCGATGATCGAGCGAACGGCCTTGTGGCAGACCGTGTCAAAGGTTGGGCGTTCGACGGCTAATTCGTCTTTGCAGTTCGTGAACGGCTCGAGGGTTGACGTGCTCGCCACCACGGAGCATGCCGGTCACGGTCGGACGATTGATCTGGCGATCTTGGACGAGGTGTTCGCCGACAGCGATTTCCGGCGAGAACAGGCGGTGCTGCCGGCGATGGCGACTCGCCGAAACGCTCAGATGTTGGTCACCTCGACGATGGGCACCGAGGGGTCGGTGTTGCTGAACCGGAAGGTAGATGCTGGTCGGGCTGCGGTTGTTGAGGATCGCGGTTCGGGTATCGCCTATTTCGAGTGGTCGGCACCGTTGGATTCGGACATCGGCGATCCGGCGGTGTGGCGGGCGTGTTCGCCTGCCTTGGGTTTCACGATTGATGAGGACACAATCGGGCACGCGTTCCGCACAATGCCCGAGGGCGACTTCCGGCGTGGCTGGTTGAACCAGTCCACGGTTGCGAATGAGCGGGTAATACCGGAGTCGATGTGGGCTGCGGTGTGCAGCGGCGAGGTCGCGCCAGATGGTCGTTTACGGTTGGGTGTCGACGTTGCCGCTGACCGGTCAGCTACAGCGGTCGTGATCGCCGACGACAAGCTCCGAGCCGAGTTGGTGGAGTACCGGCCCGGTACGTCGTGGGTCGTCGAGCGGGTAGCTGAGATCGCTACACGCTGGTCGGCTGATGTTGTTGTGGACGGGTACAGCCCCGCCGGGTCGTTTATCGACGAGCTCGAGGCGGCTGGGGTGAACGTGTTGAAGTTGTCGACCCGTGAGGTTGCGGCGGCGTGCGGCCGGTTCTACGACCGGATGGCTGACCGTCAAATTCAGGTGCGATCCGATGACGTTCTGGATCGTGCCGCGACCGCTGCTCGCCGCCGGCAAACCGGGGACGCGTGGTTGTGGTCGCGCAAAGACGCGACGGATGACCTTTCGCCGTTGGTCGCGTTGACCCTTGCCCTGGACCAGGGGCACCGGGTCAACGTCGACGCTGATTTGTGGGGGTTCTGGGAATGAAACTCGCCTCTCTCATGCTCGAGGTTGTCGGGCTCGGTTTGGTCGTTCTGGCCGGTGTGATGGTCGCCCCCGCAGTCGGGGTTTTCGTCGCCGGCGTGTTCGCGTTGGGCGTCGGTATTGCTATCGACCGGGGTGACGGCTGATGTTGCGGTCGTTGGTGCGCCGAACCGAAAGCCGTGACGCCCAGATGTCGTGGCCCGATTATTTGCGGCTGTGGGAACAGTTCGGATTCAACGGAAACCAGTACGTGGTCCCGGGTTCATTCGCTGAGCTCACAGCGGCGCAGGGGGCAACGAACGCGATCGTGGCGGCCGCTATCGCTGTCCGGTTGATGGTGTTCTCCGAAGCCCGGTTTTTGTGGCAGCGGTGGGAGAACTCGCGGCCGGGTGAGTTCTTCGGAACTGAGGCGCTGACGTTGATCGAGCAGCCCTGGCCCGGTGGTGGCACTTCGGATCTGTTGGCCCGGATGGAGGTCGACGCGAGCCTTTACGGCAATTCTTATTGGTGGGCGACTGGTGGGCAGCTGGTGCGGTTGGACCCGACCCGGGTGGTGGTGTCCATGTCTGCGATCACGGACCCGGGAACGGGTGCGACGATGGCGCAGCGCCTCGCCGGGTACCACCTCGTTACCCAATCCGGTGAGGTGCTCGAGACGTTCTTACCCGGTGAGCTTGTTCACTACGCCCCGCTCCCTGATCCGGTGAACCCGTATCGGGGCCGGTCGTGGTTGTCGGCGGTTCTGTCCGACGTGACAGCCGACGACCAGTTCACGACATACAAGCATTCGTTTTTGCGGAACGGTGCCACGCCGGCGATGATCGTGAAGTTTGAGCCCGGTGTGTCGCCCGAGGCTGCGAAAGAGTTCCGGGAACGGTTGGAGTCCCGGCATCGTGGGTCCGGGAACGCGTTCAACACCCTGTATTTGGGTGCGGGTGCTGACGCCCGGATTGTCGGGTCGAACCTGTCCGATCTCAACATCAAAGCGGTTCAGGGCGCCGGTGAAACCCGTATTGCTTCGGCGGCTGGTGTGCCCGCGTCGATTCTTGGCATTTCCGAAGGACTAGCCGGTTCGGCGCTCAACTCCGGGAACTACACGGCCGCTCGGCGCCGGTTCGCTGACGGCACAATTCGCCCATTGTGGCGGTCGGCTGCGAACGCACTGTCCCAAGTGCTGGTTGCCCCGTCGCGCGGGGTTCGCCTCTGGTACGACGACCGAGACGTGCCGTTCCTCCAAGAGGACGTGCTCGATAACGCTGAAATCAGTCAGCGGAACGCCCAGTCGATTCGCACCCTCGTCGATGGTGGTTTCGACCCGGATTCGGTGGTGCAGGCCATCGACACGTCGGACCTGTTGTTGTTGCGTCACAGCGGCAACCTTTCGGTGCAGTTGCAGCCGGCGGGGACGGTCACCGAATGACCGACGCCCGCGCTGTTGACCTCACCCTCCCCGCGTACATCGGCGACGCTGCGGCGCGCGGTTTGGAGTTGCGCGCCGAAGGGTTCGGTGGTGATGGGATCACCGACCGGACGGTTCGGGAAGCCCGGGCGATGGCCGAGGGGCGTGTCACCGAGGACAAGGTCATTCGGGCTGCGGCGTGGGCGGCACGTCACCGGGTCGATTTGGGCGCGTCAGCGAACAGCGACAGCGGCGACGACGACTGGCCCGGACCGGGTGCGGTCGCCCACTACCTGTGGGGTGTTGACCCGTTGGACCCGAACCCGGCAACCGACTGGTTCGCCCGCAAATCGCAGCAAATCCAAGACGAACGAAAGGTGACCCCGATGATGGAGCCACCCGCGACCCTGACCGATCTTGTGCGGCACGTCGAGTTCCGTGCCGTCGACGCTCCAACGCGTGACGGGCTAACCCTCGACGGTTACGCCGCGGTGTTCAACGACTGGACCGTGATAGAGGGACCGGACGGGCCGTTCCGGGAACGCATCATCCGTGGGGCGTTCGCGAAAACGATCGCCGAACGCACCCCCATCTTGCAGTTCGATCACGGCACCCACCCCGTCATCGGATCAATTCCGCTCGGTGTGGTGACCGCCCTCGAGGAGGACGAGCACGGGCTTCGGGTTCGTGCCCAGCTCGCCGACAACTGGCTTGTCGCCCCGGTCCGTGACGCGATCGCTAACGGCAGCATCGACGGCATGTCGTTCAAGTTCCGAGTCGTTCAACAGGACTGGGAACGCGCCGATGATCGCATGTTTGAGCGGTCAATCACCGAAATCGCGTTGTACGAAGTCGGCCCCGTTGTGTGGCCGGCGTACGAGTCCACGTCGGTCGGTGTGCGGTCTGCGGAGATCGCCGCCGCGCTCGTCGACCCAACAGTTCGCCAAGAGGTCGCGCGCCTCTTGACGTCAGGCACCCCCGAGGGGGCCGCCGAATCGCCCACACGTTCCGAGCCGCAACCGCACTCGGAGCAAGGCACCCCCGAGGGGGCCGCCGAATCGCCCACACCCCCGGAGCCGCAACCGCACTCCGGTCGCACAAGGAATCAGCGACAAGCGCTGATCCAAGAACAAGGAGTCCAGTAATGGATGAACTGCGAAAGCGATTGGAAGAGCTGCGGGGCATGATCCTCGAGCTCGCCAACAAAGACACCGTGACCCCCGAAGAAGATCAGAACCTCGAGGACTACCTGGCCGAACGAGCTGTGATCCTCGAAACCATCGAGAAGCGAGAGGCGCGCGAGGCCGCCGTGGCTGAGGTGCGCGCCGCTGAGGTGGCAACCACCCCCGGATTCGATGAGGGGCCCCAAATCATGCGACGGGTTGACCCCGTGGTTGATGTTCGCACCGCGTCGAAGGCTGAAGCGCGCGACGCGTCGCTGAAGGTCCTCGAGCGTGAGGGCGGCGACCTGTCCAGCCGGCAGATCGACAACGTCGAGCGGCTGATCCGGCATCGGAGCTTGAACAGCGACGGGGATCGCATCGCCCGCCGGCTGCTTCTCACCGAATCCGACGCGTACCGTTCAGCGTTCGCGAAAGGGATCACGCAGAGCTCCCCGGCGTTCACGTCTGAGGAAGTCGCCGCGTTGAACGAGTTCCGGGCCATGTCCATTGGGACCGATTCGGCTGGCGGTTACGGCGTGCCGGTCCTGATCGACCCGACCATCATCCTCACCTCCGGTGCGGCTGACGCTCCGATTCTGCAAATCGCACGAATCGAAACGATCACCACCGACGAATGGAAGGGTGTGAGCTCTGACGGCATGTCCTGGTCGTTCGACGGTGAAGCCGCCGAAGTGTCTGACGATTCGCCGACTCTCGTACAGCCGACCGTGCCCGTCTACAAGGCGCAGGGGTTCATCCCTTATTCGATTGAGGTCGGACAGGACTACCCCGGATTCGCCGACGAAATGCGGATGCTGCTCGACCAGGGCTACGTCGATTTGGTCGCGTCGCAGTCGATGACCGGCACGGGTTCCGCCCCTCAAGGCATCTTCACTGCCCTCGACGGAAACACCAACGTCGAGGTGGTCGTCACGACTGACGGCTCGTTCGGGGTGGAGGACATCCGAAAGGTGTGGGGCGCTCTCCCTGAGCGTTCACGCGCCCGGGCGACGTGGCTTATGCATACCGATGTGGCAAACGAGGTGGACAGCTTCGGGAGCAACGACGCCGGGTTCACGACCACGTTGGCTGAGGCGAACGTTCGACAGATCAAGGGCCGCCCTGTGGTGCTGTCGGATTACGCCCCGGAGTTCACCGGCACCACCGGCGCTGCGAACATTCTGGTCGTCGGCGATTTCTCCGGCTACCTCGTCGCTCAGCGCGCCGGAATGACCGTGGAACTGGTGTCGCACCTGTTCGCCACGGCGAACAACCGACCCAACGGGCAACGCGGCTGGTACGCGTATGCTCGTGTCGGCATGGATTCCATCGCCGACAACTACTTCCGTCTCCTCCAGAACCAGTAACGGTTCTCGAGGCGATGAAAGTCGCCGG